GCATCACACCTCTCGCCTGACTCCCAGGTCGAGTTCAATGATGCTGTGAAGGGTTTGTTCCAGTCCCAGGAAAACATTCGCCGGCAATACCGCGAAGGTTTGATGGGTCGCACTGGTGGGTTTGACGTTTACGAGAACACTCTCGTACCGTCGCACACAACTGGCTCTTTCGCCGGTTCCCCACTGACTAACGGTACTGCACTTGGTACTGGCACCACGACAGCAAACACCTGGGTTTCCCAGACAGCACTGTCGATCGATGGCGCCACTTCGACAACTGATCTGACTGCCGGCGACATCATTACGATGGACGGTGTCTATGATGTTCACCCGGAGACCAAGAC